CTATCGATTGTACCCATAAGTCGTCTGAAGGAATATCATCAATGTTTGTGATATTTGCAAACGTCTGTGTAAAAGCACTACCGTTTATCGTTATTGTACAGGTTAAATCAGCATTGTCTATCGTACACCCAGTATATCCTGATGTTGCATCCATAAACCCTTCAAAGAACATCTCGGAAATTCCTCGACGATTTCCCGATGTGGTATTAAAGTTATTCGAACAAAGGTTGTAAAGTTCGTAACCTTCTATACTATTACCAACACACGTTATATTAAAATAATTGGTGTCAGAACAAGTATTACTATCAGTAACAACCAAACTATAAGTACCTGCGGTTAATCCTGTTGCCGTCGTTCCTGTTTGCCCGTCAGACCATAAATACATGAATGGTGGTTCTCCTTGATATATCGATGCGGTTGCATATCCCGGAACACCAAGAAGACAATTAACGGGGTTTATCGCAAAACTAACAAAGTTGGTTGTCGTGATTGAGAAGTCCTCACTAACAACACATCCTTGAATATCTATAACATTTATTCTATAATTTCCTGGTATTAAACTTGTGAATGTTTCAGCACTTGATGATGTTGATGGTACTACACTATCATTAACTAATGGTGTATCGAGGTTTTCCAATACGTAAGTAATAAATCCAGTATATCCCGTACCCACCGTCACCGTGACTTCACCGTTCGGTTGTCCACAAGTAGATCCTGAAGTGGTTGCCGTTATTGTGAATTTTTGTTGTGAGTTTATTGTTGCGGTTGTGGTATAAGCACAAGGTGATCCCGTCCCCGAAATAATTAAATCATAAATACCATTAGTTAACCCCGCTTGTTGGAATGTTTGGTTAGTACCAAAATAACTATAGACGGTTCCTCCTGTCTGTGCACTTAACACATAAAGGTAATCTTGACTACCCGTTCCGTTTATTGAAACCGATATCTCACCATTGTTTTGACTACATATTGAGTTGGTTATGTTTAAACTAGATAATGAAAACCCATTTTGAGTGTTGAGTGATCCTGAAACGTTTATTTCACAAAAATTAGCATCTCGTATTAATACGTTGTAATTACCACTTCCTAAATTAGTCAATGTAAACGTGTCAGATAAAGTGTACCCAACTTGTCCCGTATTAGCAGAATAGAAAAACGGTGCGGTTCCACCTGAAACAGTATATGTTAAACTACCATCAGACGCAAAACAACTCGGACTAACACTACTTGTCCCTAATATTCCTAAAGGTAATGCTTGTCCTATGGTTTCTGAAACTGTGGTTGAGCAACCAATACTATCGGTTACTGTACAACTATATGTTCCTTGAGTTAATCCCGTAACTAATTGTGTTGTATCTCCGTTACTCCATAAGTACGTGAATGGTCCGGTTCCTGTTAATCCTGTTACGGCGAGTTTACCCGTGTTGATCACACATGTCGATGTGTTCACTTTCCATAAACCAAAGTTAACACTTGTTGAACTATATATTAAAATGTTCGGTGTATTTGCACTTACCGCTCCGTAATCAAACACAGTCGCATAGTACTCACCGGCACCTAAACTAGGAAAAATGTAAGGTAATGTTATTGTTTGTTGGACATCATATAACACATCGTCTTTATAAAGAATAATATTATATGGACTATTGGTTGATGTTGCACTAACAGATACAAATCCATTATCCAACCCACATGTTGTTGTTGTATCTGTTATATTAGCAATAAAACATTCAGAAACAAATACGTTTATAAACGCCTCGTTGTTTTGTAACCCTAAAAAATCGTTAAGTCTAAAAACATAAGTACCCCCCGTTAAACCTGTATAAGTGAAAGGCCCGTTACTGGTCTGAGCACTTATAGTCCCTGGTATGATATTATCTATCGTATATGGTAAAACACCACCAAACGGTGTAATTACTGTGGTACCCGAAGAAGAATCACAAACACCTGTTACGGTGAAAGTGTATGTTAAAATTCCTGTATTACAATTTTGTGTACAGGTTTGTCCTGTCGCAATGTAAACGCCAGACGCACTACCAGAGTACGTATCATCAATACAAATACCCACACCTAATGAAACTCCCGCCTGTAAATTACCACAACAATCTACATAACTATATACCCCATTTGTTAATCCTGAAACACATGCCATAATCTATAATTAGTTCGTACAATTTATATCTATATCCACACCGATATTTATGTGGAAAGTTTTATTAGTAAAGTTATCGTAGCAAGTAGTGTTACTCACTATTAAATTATTACCCGCCAAATAATAATTTAAACCAAAACTGTATAAAGTATCTAATTCAGTTTCAATCGCCGTTAAAATTTGAGTTGTTGTTGGTGTCTGATCTCCATACCCTGTAAAGAACGAACCTTGTATTAATATGTCACTATCTAAACGACAATCGATATACCAAGTACTAACAACACTAGTTTCGTCACACTGTGTTTGTGTATACCCACTAGACGCTATTAGGTTATTCACACTATCGCTCAGTACTTGACTTGGAAATAATGGGTTACTTAGATTAGTTAAAGAACAAGTTAATGTTTGATCAATACAATCATATGTAAATAACTGACCGTTATATGCACAAGGAATACAACTAACAGGAATAAATATACAACCCCTTTGTCTTCTCCAAACTATTTTTTGTCTATGAAATGCCGAGTTATCCATTTTTTGCCCTGTCATCCATATTGTTGTTGCTGGAACAACTTGCTCTAAAAGTCTTTGCCAATAATCACCTAACCCTAACGTAAAATCTATCATTTTTTGATAGGTGAATTTATTAGATGGTATTCCAACCGTTTCTTCAGATTGTAAATAATTCCAAAAAACAGATTGTAGTGTTGGATATCCTCCGGTTTTACCGTCAGATATTGTCCACCGATTTCTTACATTAATAAAATTATTATAAAAACTTTGAGCAAACTCAAAAAACGATTTCTCTTTTGGTTTTGGATTTATGAATGTCCAATCTATTAATCCTGGCGATGGGTATGGTGCGGTTAACCCCGTATTAGGTATAGGGTAATCGTATTGTGCTGACATATCCCATACATCGTAAGTGATACCTTGACCCATGTTCAAATAAACCTCAACCATTTTAGTATTTAAAACCAAATTATCACTTTCCGTCGTATAATCAACACCATTGAAGTCACTATTATTTTTTCTTGTTTCTGTATTTATCTCCCACGATTTTTGGTTGTCAATTGTCTTTGTTATTTCAAAACCAAAAGTACCCATAGATGGAAAGTTTCTATACTTATCTAAATATTCTTGACCATAAGTGAACGGTTTTAAGGATGATATTAAATACGGGTTTGCTGGATCAAATGAAGAATTTGCTAAATCAGCAACCTCATCAGATCTATGTTCAGGTGTCTGTTCAAACCATCCACTTCCAAGTTGGTAATAATAACTGTCGTTGTTTGTTGGTGGTTTTGGATAACCATAAGGGTCAACCGGATAATCAGCTAACGTAGAAGTTGTTAATTCTATACTAGCAGACGTTGTATACCCCGTGTATGTTGTTCCTAAAACACTAAAAGTGTTGGTTGGGTCTAATGTTGGTGATACGTTTAAGTAAGTACCTCCAGACACGTTATCATAAAGTTCGTAAAATCTATTTATGTTTATCTTAGAGTCGGCCAAATAAACAATTTCATTTAGTTCAATCAAAGCATCAGGAGCACCAATAAATCTCAAGATATATTCTATCGATTTTCTCGTACCTTTAGACTTAAACATATAAGACGCATTCAATATTAAATTTCTATAATATTGATAATTAAGTTCGGTTGGTGTGTCCGGTTTTGATTGTCCCGGATATGTTTGTGTGGCGTTTGGATTAAATACCGACGTTAAAAAGTTTTCATTAGTTATTGGTGAAATATTGGTACTGATCCCTAAAGTTTGAGCCAAATTAACCAATAGTTGCGACGGTATGTCGTTCCCCACAACATAGTTAACTGAGTTCATATTAGCCAACGCGTCGATAAATTTTTTAACCTCATCAAAACTTCTACCATATATTTGAAGTACCTTTTCAATTTTTTGATCTGCAGTATCAAACTCGATAAACGAACCAGTAATTAAAAACCGACTAATCAAATTGGTTTTATAAAGGTCTAACGCTTCTGCAATTTTTTGTACTTTAGTTAGGTAGTTGTCAAAATTTGGCGAAGTGATATCTAAATTCCAATAAACATCCAATTTCCAAGTCACCTTTTCGTTGTACATAACATAATTGCCGTCACCATCATAATCGGGATATTTAAAGGTTGAGGTATAAAGGGGTATACTTTTTCTATTAAGTAAAAAGTCCTCGACCTCATCAAAACTATCTGAAAAAATTTGTTCAGTAACTAAGTTATTTGGTTTTATTATTAACGTTTCGTTTGATTGTGTAATTGTAGATGTTTTATTATTAAACGGATCACCCTTAACCGTAACATTAACCGTACCACCAGTCAAAGACGTTGTTGGCACCAAATCAAGTAAATTATATTCTACATCTAAGGTTTTAAAATAAAGAGAATAACTCGTAAAGTTATCCGTTATATTTCTATATTTAGATACCGCTAAAGGTCTTGTTTCTAAATTTCTTTTGGCGTTTGTCGAATAGTCAATACCAAATGGGTTGTTAAATAAAAAGACGTTAATATCGAAAGTAGTCTCATCATCAACACTATCATAAACAATGTTGGTTGCTGTTGGATAGGTTCCGATACCTGATGATTGGTTACTATATATCTCAATGGCTGCAGGGAAAAAGTTAATAACCTTAGTGATAGATGCTAATAACCGTTTCTGTAGTGACCCATATAGTGAAAAACTTGTTATTTGTGAGATATCAAAATTAGGGTAAACCTTAAAGTTTTTTTCAATAATTTTTTTAGTCTCTTCAATATTTTCAATATTTAAATTCTCTAAAGTAAATGGCTCTGAAAAAACGCCAGTATCAAACTTTCGATTTACCTTTTCATATATCGCCGAAGTAAACTCAAAATTACCTTGCGTTAGACCTCCACCCGCAACTAATTGTAAACCAACTATGTTGTCCGAAAACGTTTGTGACCCAACGGATGGGGCAGGAGGGTAAAAGTATTTTGTTTTTGCCATTAACTAATAATATTTGTAAAATTCTTACTAAAATCTACGTTAGATCCCCTATCTTGTCTAACTTCATAAAGTAATTCATTAAAGTTATCTCTAATCTCAAACAAGTTGTATTGTTTATATATGTTACCAGCACTATCGTATAACGTGTAAATACCATCTTCAATACTCTTAGTTTGATTCCCGTAAAGGGCTATCGCTATAGTATCTAAATCATGTTCAGCCATTTGTATATCGATAGTTAACGGATTAAAAAATGTGTTAGTTACTATAATATTTTGATTTGGTTGTCCAATATATGGTGTTGCAGTTGGTTTGTTTGTTGGTGCGGTTGATGGTGATAGTGTACAAAAAATTAAATCGCTTCCTCCGTCAACATACCTATATCTTATTGTTTTTTGTGTGCTATTTGTTTGATCACTCAAGACAGGTTCACAATAAAACGATGAGGTCACTATTCTATAGAAATTTTGTATTTTACTACCATCGGAGTTTAAATATTCAATTCTATACCCAACCAACCCTTGATTAGTAAATTTATTCCTATATAAATTTGGTACGTTGTTTAAATCTATTACTATACCTTTAACATTTGGTAAAGACGATAAAACCCCACAATCAGTAATAACTGTCCTAACTTCTGCAGGTCTAATATAAAGTGTGTAAATTCCAATTTTATTAAATTCGGATGCGGGTAATTTTAAATTATATAACCCACCTAAAATCTCAACACCATCATTTCCTCCGGTATCTGTATTATTAAAGTAAGGTGTTAAAATTGTTCTTGCGTTTAACTTTTTTAATGTGAAGTTGGTTGTCACATCCCTAGATTCGGTATAATGTAAAATTATATCAACATCTTCAGGTGATACGTCTGCCGGTCTTACTGTTCCGTATGTTCCTAATGCCATTTTTTTTATTTATAAATAGTTTATCTTCATTTTTTATGTAGTATTAATCTTGAAAAAACCGTAACCATACCTAACCATATCTCCCGTATTATCAATTTCACCTAACCTTTCTAACGACTCAAAAGCGGAATATTTACCTCTTTCGATGAAAACATCGGCCTGTATTTCAGGACTCATAACAAAATCTAACAAATATTCATTTTTTGTAATCGCTGAAGCAACAATCATATTGTCAGTTATACCGGAAGAATTTAAAATAAAGAATGTTTTACCGTCAGGAAAGTCAAAATAACTTATATTATTAATTGTGTATGCCGTGTAATCACTAGTGATCAAGTCTATTTGACCTAAAATGTCGTTATTTTTAAAAAACTGATAACCAACCGTATATGATTGGGTACCATATCTTCTAAGTTCGTTTAATTTAGATTTTGTATATCCCGAAAGAATAAACGGGATCGTTGTAAAATTATCTGAAGTTTGTCCCGATACTTGGTTATTACTATCACCTTGGAATATTGTGTCCAATGTTATTGTATTTGTCGGCCAACTACCTCCTTGTGGTGTGTAGGTAACTGTACCGTTTGGATTATCTATTGTTACCCCTGATAGTGGTATTGTGATTGGTTTTTGTATGATAGTTAGGCCAAACGAGTTAGATCCCGACATAGTGATGGTATAAGTACCACTAACATTATATGTGTGGTTAATACTATCAGATATCATTGGATCCGCAGGTGACCCATCACCCCAATCAATATTATATGTTGAGAAGTTTAAAAATGTTTTTGTAAACTTTTCAGATGTGTTATATAACTGTACTTGGTATAAATTAAATTGGTTGTATCCCGAATAAAGGAAATTGGTTATTACATCTTTTTGTTCCATTAATCCGTCAAACTCAGAATAAAATCCAACATCATTATAAGTTTGTGTAAGGAAGATTGGTATGGTCAGACCACTAAGTAGTGACGTACCACCTGTACCCCCACTTAAAACGTAAGACATACCACTATATAGACCAAAATTATTCAGTCCACTATCTCCTGAATAACTTTCAGAAAAAATATCATCCTTTAATACTTCAGGTGAGATTCTATAATATATTTTATTCTCTATCATAGTGGGTTAACATATTCATACCAGTTTATTGGTGTTGTTTGTCCTTCACCAACTCTAACATAAATAAAGTTTGATTGACCTGAAGGGACTTCCCTATAAACACTATATTCGTAATTAGTGTAATCTATAAAGACTTTATAGTAAAAATATTGACTTTTATTAAAATCGTACACATTTGGACCAACAAAATTACTTTGTGGTGTATTCATCATTCTAACAAACTGTCCTTTTTTTGCGTTGTAAAATTTACAACTCATATACATTTCGGTTTGTGATAAATACGTTTGGTTTTTTAACCAATAAAGAAAGAACCCCTCTTTATCTGCACCAATAGAATCTAAAACCATTAATGGTTTTTTAACTAACACTTGTAAGTTAGGGTTTGCAAATAATATTCCCGGTTCTTTTAACCCTTGTTGTGTTGGTAAAACAACAGAAAACAATATTTTTTGATTTTCGGTCGTGTTCCTATCATAAAAATCCAACTTAAAAAAACTTTTCTTAAATGAATTTGCAAAATAATATATTTCTTCATCTAAGAATCCAGCATTTTGGTAATCATCCAACCATTGGTTTATGTTTGGTGGGTTATTTAAAAAATCGGTTTGTCCTTGTGAGTTGTAAAAATTAAATTTATAATTTATTTCTGTTTTTGTGGTATCTACATCCCAAGTGGCATGACTAAATCTTGTTAGTTCAAAATCACTAATCGGGTTTAACACCTCTTCTTTGATCTGATTTTGTAAGATGTCGATAGCATCATCTCTACCCTCCATATCAAAATTGATTTGGATTGGTATATTAATACTTTTATCGTCCGCGTTAAATGAAAATCTATAATTACTCACAATCGTCAGTTTGTATTGTGTTTATTTGGTTTGTTTGAACAAACATATCTCGTTTTTGTGGGTATTGGTTAAATAGTATGTTTGAAAACGGGTAATGAGCCCCATTCAAAAACGGGTAGTTTACCCCCCTACCGTCACCATCAATAAACCCATATGTATATATATCACGCCAAAAGAATGTTTGTTCTATTTCTGAAAACCAAGAGTAACTTGGTACGTTATCCACTTCACCTTTTTTACCCGTTTCAATATCCCCACTAAAAACTCTTATTGTGATTTCATGGTGAGGTTTATAAAAATATCCACTTGGATATGTTACAGGTGAACTGTCCCACAATAAAGATGGGTTAAAAGAGTATTTGTGTGTTATGGGTGATAAAACATATTCTTGTTGTTCAAAATCGTTATACTCACAAAAATCACCCTTCAATGTAGATCCTAAAGGTAATAATTCGTTATAATAAAAATTTAACGAATTGTAGTTATAACTGGTAAGTGGTATGTTGTCTTTATTTACGGTGCCCGAATGATCCCACCAAGTATCAACACTATTCTTTAAAAAGTTAAATTCCCATCCAATATCTATCGCTGTCGGCGTACCATCTGCGGTTAGTGTTGGTGGGTTGAAGTATCCCATATACCCTCTTTGGACTGCAGTTAAATATAAACTTGTCAATGGTTTTCCATTGTTATCTAATAAACCATCAATCACCACATCTTTGGAAAAAGAAAAGGAATAGTTTTGATTGTCGTCTTTAAAAGACACTCTTTGAACGTTGTTTGGTGTAATTGCCGAATATTCAATTTTAGATTGTGTTCTGAACGCATTCCTATCGAATCCAGATTTAAATATATCCAAATCTTTAGTCTCAGTTAATGTCTTATGTAATCTTATGTAGTATCTTGATTTGGTTTCGGCACTATTCGTATTAGTTAAAATTCTTTTAAAATTACCGTAAGTACCGGTTTGTATTTGGTTTGAGTTAAACTTTTGATTGAATATTGTGAATACATATCTTTCAGATCCATAACTACCGTCACCAATCGAAAAGACTTGAAATACTTTTTTACCGTCAATACCTAAAGGTTGTTGTGGTAACTTTATCTCTAAAAAGTCACCGATATTTAAATTATGATTGGTTCCGCAATAAAAATAAATTAATTGTTTTCCATTGAGTGTCCCTGATTCCATAACAAAAGGGATCCCGTCGGATACCGAAAAGTTTGCATTAGTTATATTAAACTTTTCACTTGTCCACGACATTTTTTGTGTGGTATCACTACTAAACGGATAGGAAACATAAACCATCCAATTATATGAAGATGCACTTTTAGCAACAAACGGTACGTGACCAGGTATTCCTTGTTCTCTAAAAAACGTAAACTCATAAAATTGTGGATACCCTTCCCAAGGGGCATTAGGGTTTGACACATTAGAAATCGCATTACTAATACCGTTAGTATAATATAGGAAATTTTTATATGGTGCGTATTGTGTAGAACCACTTAACTGATTTTGAAATAAATTAACAAGTTTCCCTGATAATCTAAATTTACCACTACTTTGTCTTTCATCATTAAACTGAGTTGCTTGGTTAATAAAAACATTTCGTTCCCCCTCAACCATAGTTCTTCTTTCACCGGCAAGTGGTAATTGGATCCATACCGGTTTATCCGTACTAGACGCATATCTTTTAGATCCTAAAACTATTCTTTTTTCATCGTCTCTAGACATTTTAATTACCTATATAGTTTGTTATAAATTTATTAAGTGCAGTTTTACCTTTATTTAAACCAAAGTAAAAATGGAATGGTGCTCCAACCACAAAAGATTGTGGGGTATTAATAGTACCAGTCCAGTTAGGGTCGTTATTACCGTTGTTATCGGAATTAAAAATATACCCCTTTTGTCCTGTTGGTGTCACATTAAAGTAATCCGTTGTTGGTGCGTATTGAAAACTCATTGATTGGTATTTTTGTGAGTAGAATTTATTGTTAGTCACGTCAGTATCCCACTCATTATTATCCGTACCAAAGATTGTTTGTTGTCCGGTAGTTACACTATCCGATCTCCATTTATACATCGGTACTTCTTGTGTTTTTGAATAACCGAAATAATTTAATAATGGTGGTGTTAAAGAAAATGTTTGAACTCCGGGTGTTAGTATGTTTCTACTAACAGTGTCGGACGAGAAAAAGATACCAACCAAACTATTTAATCCTCCACCTTGAACATATAAATCCGTGTCGTCATATTCTTCATCACCAAAAGGTATAACACCAAATTCTGAATTTATACTAAACATTTGAGCAATGTCCCCATCTATTCTATCGCCGCTTCTTGAGAAGAATCTATTTACCGATTTATCGCCTAAACCGACCGCCTGTAACCAAAAGTTTTTATTCACGAATCTTGATATAATCGCCAATTGTAAGACATCTCCTTGATCGTTATATGATGTACTTTGTAATCCGTTCATAAGATATCCTTCAAAACTTGGATTAGCACAAATTTCTTTCGTGTAAAGATCTCTTGGCCCTAAATCCATAATTGTTGTGGGGAAAAATAAATTCCTTTCGTTTTTTGCGGAGAATGGTACCTCTTGTGCCGGCCCAAATATAAAAGGTTTATTTTGAGGTATCTGACCAACAAACGTCGAAGAACTACCATTGTACGGCGTCGACCTGTAAAATATGCCGTTGGATGTCCCTTCAGCGTAGAACATAGTCCCTTGGCCTTCCCTATAAAGACTATCGACCGTTCCACAGAATTTATATTTTTTTGGTTCACCAACAACATTATAGATGGTTTGTTTTTTAAACGAAAACATGTAAAGTGATCCGTTCAACCAATTATTTTGGAATACCTGTGAAAAGATACCTCGACATGCAGCATATGTTACTCTAAATCTAGATCTCCATTCTCTAAAGTACCTTATATCGTTAGGTATAGAAACTATTAGTGGTTTATCAACAAAAAAGTAACAACCACCAACAACACGACTACCAGTGTTTTGTAAGGAAATGGTATCAAGTGGGTCTGTACATGGTGTTTCAACTCCAAAATTATTACCACTACCTGAGTAACAAGTGATGGGTACCATACCTTCACAGGTTAATGTATTTAGTATTGCATCTGTATACGCATTACTAGTATCTCCCGTTAAATCTTGAGCGTTAAACGTGTTATCGGTTCCTTCAAAATCATTTGATGGTATTGCGGTTGCGGAACCACTATCATCAACCAAATACATTTCAAAATTATTATTAAAATGTAACGAATATGATGTATTACCCGAAACTTCCGTAACATCTGATGTAGGTAACCTATCAGACCTAAACACCAATCTATTATTATTAGTAATAGTTATATTCGGGTTAGTGTTGTTTGTGTGGTATGCAAATGAATAAACCCTTGAGTCAAACACTCCTGGTTGTTGATACGATTTAACACCTATTAACGTACCCCCTTCTATACTGCCTTGGTCTATGTTTTGTAATTGAGCACTAATACCACTATTAATGTTATATGGGTTACCTATTATTTGACCCGTAAAGAAAATTGAAACAACATAAACGGTTGTGGACCCTATCAGTTGTACTCTAATTAAATCATTACCAACAGTAAACACATTTAAAAATGCTGGATCAGTATAGAATTTTGCTCCTTCAGGTAAAGATGGGTTAGGTCTATATAACGTTAATGGAACACCAGACGTACCATTTGTTTGATCAATAGCATCTTGTAAGTTGTTGTAAGACTCACCGTTAGTATACCAAACATATTGGTCAAGAGTTGATACTCCCTGACCCCATTGAAATCCCATATAATTCGTTGCTGCTAAGTTCGATAACTGAAATACTTGCGAATAAATAGACCCTTGTGTGTAATATGATAAATCGTGAAGGTCATTTGAGAACGCTTTTTGTGTTAACGTTGATTTATCTGTTGAGTTATAGTAATATGGTGAGTTATTAGTGAAACTTGAAAACTGAATAGGGTCAACATTAAAACCAAACGGTTGGTGGTATAGTGCCACGTTACTATTGTTAGTAACTAAGTGCGATTCGGGAGTTTTAAAATCATTCCACCATGAAGGTGCTCCGACCGGTGTTGTTACCGTATTTGGTTGGATTGGAATATTTAAGTAGTATTGACCTTCAATTACCGGTCCTAAACCAAAATTACTATAACCAAATAATTTTGATAAATCATATCTTATGTTTTGTTTATCGGTATAGGGATCAACACCTTTGACTAGTATCAGAACCTCCAAATCATTAAAACCGTCTACTTGGTCTTTTACAAATAAATAAGAAGTTTGTTGAGTTCCAAATGTTGGCCAGTCTTCTAATCTTTGAGTTTTATTAAAAATATACTTTCTAAGTAGTCCACTATTTGAAGACACGGTTAACCCAGACATTTGTGATACGGTTCCACCAGTTATTAGTTGAAAGTACTCTGTTCCTGATTTAAAATTATATTCTTTACCGTCAGATGTGATTAATAGTTTTAAGTTGACGGTGTCCACCGTCCCATCTTGTTTAATATAAGTAACGGGTTTATTCACCAAGTTATTAGCATTATATGGTGTGGATCCTGTAATCGCAGTTGTATTAAATTGATTTCCACTAGTTAATCCGGTTGTATTTGGGTCGTTTATATTATCAAGACTATTAAATGTTAATAATTGTCCCGGATTTATGTTTGATATTGTTTGAGAATCACATAATAAAACCAATACATTATCAGTAAATGGTGTTGAGGGTTGTGGTACATTACTATTAGGTGGTGTGTTATATACTGTGGTTTGAATTATGTTTTCACCCTGAAAATATCTCTCTCTCATGTTTGCCATGTTTATCGATTGAGCTAACGACACATCGTAAGGTGCTTTACCCCAACCTGGTGTAAAATCGTGAGAAGCGAAAGGTACTTTATTTAATCGGTCGAATGCGTCTCCCTGTGGTTGATATCCAGAAAGGAACTGTCTAAATGCTATGTTTAAATTTTCATTATCAGGATCTATACTTGTATTTAATTTTGAGTAAGTGTCAACACTAGTTAAATTCGACAAAATACTGTAATTACCAACAGTTATTGTGTAAATATCATTTTCAGTATCACTAGACGTATCAAGATCTTGTTCGGTACATGGGCAAGACTCACAATCAGGATAAGACATCATTGGTAATGAGATTCTTTTAAATGGGTTTGTTTTTGATAATGGTTTAATGTTTTGTTTTTTACAGTCATCTTTCCTTAATCGAGGGGATAGTATTGCAACCACAATACATATTGAATAAATAAACGTATTAATTAACCATATAAATAAATTAATAATCACTCTAAATATTGGATATAAAAGGGCTAATACGTGTAATATAGTTAAAATAGTCGGCACTAATAAAGAAACGATGGTTATTAAAAACATCATTAAGAAAAATATAGAATCAAAATTTCTTACCCCGTCATTAACTGGTAATTTATTTATCTGATTACAATCTTTACTATCAATCTCTTTTATCCCTAAATGTCTTGATCTATTATATCCCCACTTAAATCTATCGATAAAATTTGCTACAGTATAAACTTTATTAAAATTAAACTCATAAAAGTAATCTTCACAATTAATCGCTGCTTGTGGATCAGCATAGTCGTTCCAATCTAAACTAAACGCATAAGATTTTAGTTGTAATGATGTATCAACATCTTCATATTTACCGGTGTTAGTCCAACCATACTCTCTAATGTTTGGTACCAAATAATCACCTCTTTCTACAGTTGTATTTTCCGGATCTTCGTTTTGGTACTGTACTCTAAATCTGTATTTACCTTTTGTTGGTATTCCGACAGATGGGTCGTTAGATATTACTTGTTCACCAAACTCGTTAGTGGTTACGTAATCAAGGTTCATCGGCACTTCCACTAACCATGTACCGTCTTCATCTATAATTTTACCACCATTAGGTAAACTGTGTTGTTCTAATATTGGTTGTCCACTACTATCATAATCTATTGTCTGTCTTATTGATAATATTTTACCTGGTCCTGTTTCTAAATTACAAAGGTTACCAACATCTTTTTTTGGTTTACAATTACTTCTTAAAAAATCTTCGTTAGATGTTGAAAACAAAGATCCCATAAAAATTGCTTGTGGTTTAACTTCAACACCTAAATCTCTAAGGTCAAAGTCAGTTCTTGTTATTCCAATATTACATAAATCTTCTTCACCCCAAAATGGTGTTACGTCTATGTTTCTTACAAAATTCACAATTTGTGGTAGTGAAGATAAATCCTCAGATGATTTAAATTTTTCACCGTTAAATTGTTCTTCAGCACCAAGACCCACCCGTATTAAGTCTTTTGGTCTTAACGAAAAACACCCCATATCGGATAAATCGAGATCCATAACTATTGTTTGTACACCTAAAGGTACACCAATAATCATAAAATCACCACTATCGTTAGTCTTTGTTGTGTACTTATAGTATTTTTCATACACCTCCAAAACCTCAGACCTAGTTAATACATCGTCTTTTTCGGGAAATGTCCCTGTCGGTGTGTGTCCTCCGAATGTTTGTTTGTATGGTAATAAATTATACCTATACCCGTCCTCGTTTTTATCTGCGGGTTTTTTATATGGATATAATGAGGAAATAACGGGATCGGTTTCGTCAATCTGATCTAATGGTATAAAAATAGAAACGCTAGCGTTTGGTACTCCGTAACCCCCATTAACGATTACTCTACCGGCAACTACACCGTAGTCTGCACAAAATCGAGTATAAACATCACCCTGTCTTAATTTTAAAGAAAGTATCTCTAAAAAATCAAAGTCTTGGTTTATATTTATTCTGATATTTTTATCGGTACCAATTTCAGTTCTTAACCTATAGCTTTTGGTCATCTTTTCTTTTAAAAATAAATAGTTATGTATGTATTTTTAAAGGTAGGTTAGATAAAAACAAAATAAACATTCTTATGAGAAGTCTACCGATTTAAGGTTTTTAACCCTTACTTTAATGTCTTTATTGTCGAATCTTATTTGGTATATTTGATCCGGCTCAGCAAATACTGTGTCGTCTATTAATTCAATTTGTTTGGTTGCCGTATCAATAAATCTTTGGGACGTTTGAGACGATGAGTATTGTCCCCCAACCTTGTTATAAACTTTAAGTTCGGATAGTGATATCACCCCCGCACTATTTTGGATTAATCGTCTAACGTCCGATACGTTCACATTTTGACCAAGTTCTCGATTTTTTGGATTCATATAGTTTGATACTTGATCAATTATTTGCGTAACTGTCTGTCCTTGATTCTGTGAGGAATCTAAAACAACAAATATCTCAAACTCCAAATCCACAACCTTAGCAACGTCAAGAGCAACGTAGTCGTTTATCATTCTATATTTTGATAGGTAGGTTGCTAAATTTGTTTTTAAGTTGTTTGAAACAACCTGTGTTAGTTTACCTATTGTGTCGTAAGATAGTATTTGTACGTTAATTTTATTATTCTTTTCTGTTATAGAAACTTTAGCTGGTGCACCAAACCTACCAGGCATTGTATCAATAATAGATTTATAATCGTTTATTGTTACCGCCCTTTTTTGTGACGAAAAATTAAATGAAACCATATTTCTAACTTCTTCGGTAGATGGTGGGTTTGCTCCTCCAATTGCTGCAGTAACATTATTACAAGTGAGTGACTGAACAACATTTCTATTTATTGAATCTGATGGTCCTGTAACCGACAATTCTACAGACCCAATTTGGTTTATAACACCAACCCCCACATTTGTCGCTAAACCTCCACCAACTCGATACTGTATAAATATTGTAGTGTTAGGTCTAACAGTTAACCCCAATCCAATGTTATTTTGATAGTTGTTTATATCTAATGGAACTCCAGTGTTAGTAAAGTTTTTTAATTGTTCGTTTGGTGTTGTCGTTCCTCCACCAAACTGTACCTTCATAAACCCTTCAGGTGTGTATTCAGTTATAAATCTTTGATCTGTTTTTAAATACCTACCTACCTTAACACCCGCATTATCCACCGGTTTTGTTTGATCTTCAATGAAGATAGTGTCCTCAGCCAAGGCATCAACCTCATACCACTTATTATCTGTCGCATTTAAAAAATCTTGAAACGTGGGGGTACCAGGATATGATGTTCCATCTTTTTGTATTACTGTAGCAACACCTAAAACATTCCTTTCAGGTAAAAATAAGTTAAAGAATGGAACCGCATCTACAGGGTTAATAACTTTTTTAAACACCTTAGTAAATCCATTAACAACCACTTCTCTTTTTGTGATAACATAATTTATGATTTTGTTATTGGCATCAAACGTTGGTATTTTAGTTCTGTTAACAAACCCTTCTTGGTTGTATTGTGTTGAGAAGTCAATATCATATACGGTTTCAAACGTCGTACCTCCCCCATTGATTTGTGCTCCTGCCCTTAAAATTCCTAAATATCTTGTATCTTCCGAATCCCCTAATGGTGGTACCGTGATTGACACGTCAACAAGAGCAACCGATGGTCTATATCCGGGGATTTTTAAACCATATGTTCTTGCTATATTATAAATCGATGATCTTTGTTGTGCATATTGTAATACAGTTTCTTGTATACTCCTATCTATGTGGAAATGTAAGTTGTCAGCAATTGCCGCATTTAAATCCATTAATACAGAATAAACTGATGCGTCATTAAAATTCTGTATCAGTTCCGGATAATACTGTTTTGTGTAATTAATAAGGTCTTGTCTTAACCCCTCAAAATCTCTCTCCGTATAGTTTATCCTATTATTTGCCATTTTATAAATTAATTATAACGAACTCTCGACTTCCAAAAGCCTTAGCTTCGTCAGTGTAGTCTATTTTAAGTTTAGCGGTGTATTCACCAGTGTTTTGTCCGGGTATTCTATATATACTAGCCTGACCTAAAAGTTCATAATTTAAATCACCGGGAGCCTCATCGCTTTCTAAATATGGTTCAATGGTGATATTATTTATAGTTAGGTTAGGTATGTATTTTGCAACCTGTTGCTCAATGTCGGATCTAATACTATCGAACGTCTCACCATCTAATGGTTCAAAAATAAATTCATAGATTCTTGTACCAAAATCAGGTAAATAATATCTAGTCCCTTTTTTTGTTAATATTAAATGTAATAGGTTACTTCTTATCTCTTCTGAAGATTCTTCAGAAATAGACAAATAAAAACCTTTTTCACTTTGTCTAAAGGGAAAATTTATACCATAAGTAATTCCGTCTGCCATATAAAATAAATATAGAGGAAGTCAATTTTGAATAAAGAGTTACATTGAACTAGAATATTTTTGAAAAAATATTTTTGGCATTTCTAAATGGTTATAATATGATGCTTCAATTCTTTTTGATAATCCGCTTTTTTCCATTTGTTTAAGATAAGCTCTATACGACGGACAACAACCCCAATTTTCCCATCTAGATATCATTTTAGCGTTGTTAGGTAAACTTTTATATAGTGTTGGTGTTGATGGGTCAATTAACCCCACAAAGTCATATCCACCTTTAAGTTCTCCCCACACATTGATTCCTCCTCTTGAGAATCCACTAACAGATTTAATTCTAAAATCTTTAACACCATTATTTTTAAGGATACCTTTTAATGTGCTAAGAGAATTTTCGTAATTACTATATATAACATTTTTATTAGTAAAAAGTCCCTTACCTTCTTTTTTCATAAATTTAGCTCCGTATTGTGAACTTGGCATCCCTCCCCATATTACTGTAATATCTTTTGAGTTGGGGTTATTCATGTCTAATATATATGATCCTCCACTTACTGTTTGTGGTTTTTTTGCTGTTATTGTAAACTCAGGTAAGTCTTTATTGATTACGTCAGTACTTTTATCGTATGTTGATTTACTGGTATTAATTGGACCGTCTTTTTTTTGTTGTACACTTTTAGTTAGTTGGTCAGCGATTTTCTTAGCGGCTTCAGACCCTAACCTCCCTATTTCTTCAAAAGGACCTTCTTTTAAGACTCTTTTAATAATTGTTGTTAAATCATCCTCTGTGAGTTTAATAATTTTTCTCATTATAATATTTTATATATAAATATACTGTAAAAAAAAATCCCAACTTAATGTCGGGATTCTTGTAAAACTTTATTTCCTTTTTCGTGTATGGGTTCGTACGGACATTTTAAACATCCGTTACCACAACAACTACCTCTACGTGTATGATATTCTTCAGTCATAACCATTCTACCTTCTTTATCGTAATAGTACTCGTTTGATTGTAGTTTTGGCCCAAACTCTCTAACGTATTGTTGTTGTATCCAATCTTTAGATGCTCCTACATTCATTTTAGTTAGTTTTTCTTTGATTATAAAACGCCAACAATACTTGGTATGTTAGCGTTATATTATTTCCCCATTGTGCTTTCATAATATTTTGTATTTAAACCCCATTTAAATTCATCAATTTTTTTAATATCAAAATCAACTAATTTGTTATTTTTTGTTACTTGATTACATAGAAAAATAAACATATCTTGATTGAAAATATTTTTCATTACATTTATGTGTTTATGAACCCATTGTACATTTCCAATAACATAACCATTTTTACTATCTATTCTATCTAATGATGCAGTATATGATTTATCATTCCAACTAATAGGTAATTTGATATTAATTCCAGATAAATTACATTTACCACTTTGTTTTTTAAATAAGTCATAAATATATTCTTTGGTTAAATTAAAATCTAAATTTCTTCTGTTTGCTCTTTTAGATGTTTTATAATTAGTTATGTTATACCATAAATCACCATTAATACCTCCCTCTTTATTTATTCTATTTTTACAACCACAAGAAATTATACTACCGCTACGTAGGTGAGTCCCAAAAACTTCTGTTATATTACCACATTCACATTCACATCCATATCTTATGTGTCCATTTTTATTCTTTTTTAGTTCTTCAACTACTTTAAGTTTTCCAAAAACTTTACCAATCATTTCAATTTTTTTCATATTTCACAAGTATTTGTTATTATATATAAATATATTGTGAAATAAAAAAAGTAAGGAACTTTTAATAAATTCCTTACTTTTCTAATGTTAAATTATCTCGCAAGATCCGTTCGCACAAGCCAATTCTCCTCGTAGGTCGGTGTTATCTTGTAACTCAATTACTTTAGTAAGATCAATATTAGTTAATGTTTTTACTAAGTTTTCGTATTCTTCTTTTGTACAATCGGAAAACGGGGCCTGGGTATACGAACCTCCGTTGTATGGTAATACAGAAAGTCCATTATAAAAATCTCTGTTATTCCACATCCATTCACCTACCAAGTCCCACTCATCTTCTTTAATTGAAACGGTTGCAGATACGTTGTGAGAATTTTGTCCGTTTCTATGTCCAGGTTTAATCCATTCTTGAGATACTTTTTTAACTCTTTCTAACATTTGGAATACAGACTCGTGTCTTATAATTGCTCCTTCGGGTGCTTTTTGTGGTATACCAATAACTGCAGTATCGTGAGGACGGAAAAACTCATCTTCAATCAACTCAGGGTGATTAATCGCTAAATAAGAATAGATTGATTCGTTTTTACCTACACGGATTCTTCTTAAATAGAAGTCATTATGCCAAGCGTGAATACCTGATGATGTCCCCAATACCAATGATGAGGTACCTGATGGCTTAACAGTTGTCGTTCTTGCTGATTTATTAATCCCAATAAGTGTTGCAACTCTTTCGTTTTCTTCTTTAACCGCCTTAGCGGCTTTTTTCATATCATACCCTAAAACAACCCCTGAACCAATACCTGTCATCCCAACACCAATAAGTGCATCTTTTTCAGTCGTTCTTTTCCAAATATCTCTTAGGTAATGAAAGTCAGTGTATCCCGCTTGTAGTGTTCCGATGAACGCCGCCGCTTTAACTCTTTTATCAAAGTCCTCTTGGGATTCAATGTCTGAAGCATTAACCTCACATAAATTACAGAATTGGAATGGACGAAGTGCGATCTCACAACAAGGATTTGTTCCCCAATCTTTATCGTTAGATAAATAGATTCCTGGTTCACCCGCCCCTGACAACTCAATACGTTTCCAAAGATCCATAAAAAATTCTTTTGTGATTTTGTGACGAAGAAGTACTGCCGAGTTATTTGCTCTACCTCTTTGTGCGTTTTGTTCCCACCAACTTCCTGATTTACAAGAAATCATTTCTTCATCATCTGCTGAGAATAAAGAGATAAGTGCCGCTCTTCTAATACCACCTGCAAGTACCGCATCTGCAATATGACATACGATATCGTGAGTTTCTATTGGTGTAAGTTTTTCACCATCTTTTTTGTTACTCAACACTTTTGTTATATGATGAACACAATCTTTTAATGGTTGAGGTCCTGGTGCTTTTCCTCCTGATGTGACAAGGTTCGCCCCTTTGTGTCTAATATCCGAAAAATCAAATATTGGTGTTGATGATTTGTACCCTAAATAAGATTCCATCAACACTTTAATTGCGTCTGCCCATCCTTCAATAGAATCACCAATTAGGTATCTTCTTGTTCTATCAGGATTTGGTTTTTTAACATCTGGTAATTTTTCAACGTGATGTTTTTGAACTGAGTACCCAACACCTGTTCCACCTAAAAGTAAAAACATTGTTTCAGAAAACGAATCAACGTGGTCAATTGGCATATACGCACAGTTATAAACTCTGTTTGGTGAAATCTCAATTGGTTTACCACCGAATTGTAATGATCTCATAGACGGTAATACTTTTTTGTCGTATACCATTTTATATACCTCTTCAATCTCATCTTTAATGTGAGGGTATTTTTTCTGGTGCATTTCTTTATTACGAGTTACTAACTCTTCCCAAGTCTCTCTACGATTCTTTTCAGGTTGGAACTTAGCGTACTTCATAAAGACAGTAATGTCACTTAATATTTTTTGAGAAATATCCATTTTAATTTATTTTAATAATTTTTATTTAATTTTAAGAACTTTTTTCTTGTTCTCTTTGTTGTCTTTTTTCTAACAATTCTTTAACCCTTAATCTTTGTCTTTCTTCTTTTTGTTCTTCAATTCCTAAGAATGTGGTTGTGGATTCAGTATCAATTTCAATCATCGCATTATCAAATTTACAATTTTCAAACACCACACCATCATCTCCAATCCGAGATTTGGTAATTGCAATTGTGGCTAATTTCATTTCTTTTTGTTGTAATGTCTTTGCTACTGAAATAATAACGTGTCCTACTTGCGCCTTTTTGATTGATCCACCCATTTGATCTGTTGTCACAACTTCTGAGGATATAGACGCTCTATTACCTTGCGTTGCCGTCCAACCAACTAAATCTAATTCGTGACACATAGCTTCAAATCCTCTCATTACTGATCCTTCACTTTTCCACTCATCTCCAAGATTTTTATCTGGAACAACACAGTCAATGTAATCTAAAACAACCATATCAATCTTATTACCATCCGCAATCATTTTTCTAATTTCATTTTTGATCTGAAGCATTGTTCTTGTATCTGATGGCAATTTTTTTAGATCTAACGTATTATTCATTGTCTCTTCAATCTCTCTAACTTTCTTTATTACCTCTTCTTTTTTATCTGATAATTCATCCGGATGAATTTTTGTCCAAAGTATATAATGTTTTCTCTGGATCACTTTAGGATTATCTTCAAAAAAGATCTGTAATACGTTAAAACCTAAATTAAATGCATGGTTCGCAATTTTTGTTAGTATTGTTGATTTACCTACTCCGGTTGGTGCAAGTATTACACCTATTTCACCTTTGGCTAAACCACCTTTCAATAACCTATCAATTCCAGGTATTCCCATTGGGATTGGATGTCTGTAGTCTTCGTCTAGTACTTGATCTAGGTTTGAAAAGACATCCATTGTACTTGTGTCTTTTGAACCAACTAGTAAAGCCTCTCTTACTAATTCTTCTAGAGTATCGTAGTTTTCAAACTCTCCTCCGTCAATAATTTTTTGAGCTTTTTTCATTACTTTCTGTAATTCTTGTTGTTTACAGAATTTAAGTGCCTTTTCTTGAACGAAATCCACTCCGTCAATAGGTGAATCCTTAATTTTCTTGATTGTGTCAAGAACAACTTTAATTGCGATTTCTTGTTGTAACTCTGATTTTGCGACTTGTTCTAAAGTATCAAAAGATGGGGTATGTTCGTATTTTGTATAATACTCCTTAATCATTTGAATGATTATCTTGAAATACTTATTTTCAAAGTAATTGTTTTCAATCACATCAATTATTGAATGAGAAAAGTCTTTATCTAAAATGATTTGATTAAGTAATTGAATTTGAAAATTGTTACCAAGATATTCAAAGTTTTTGTTTGTCGCCATATAATTTCCTTCTGTTAGTAATGATAAATACTATTACTTTTGAATAAATTGTGGATAAATATAATTAAAATTTTTACCTGAAAAAATGTCAGTCAGGTCTGTTAGTATCCCTTTTAACTTTGGTCGTAGGTCTACGGTGTATCTTACCTTTGGTGGGTACAGTTTTGCGTTAAATGTTCTCTGACAAATTGTCAGGTCTCCAACCTTAATATAAAGGTTAAAATTTTCTTGACCGTCTGTAATAGATGTGTTTAACACTTCTGGATTCTCGCTAATTTCATATTGATTGTCCAACATATAAACCACCGACCTCATTTTCAAATTATGTTGAAGGTCTCCACTAAACGTTCTGATGTAGTCATAAAATTCCTCCGATTTGTGAGCGTTTTTGTTAAACCCCTTCACATTAAAGAATCTCTGAACCACGATGTTGTCATTACACATTAACAAAAATTCAACTTTTGTTATTTCTTGATCTCTCATTTTTTACTTTTTTGGTTTGTTTCTAAAATTTGTTTTTTCTTTTCTTGATAGCTTTAAAAATGGTTTTAAAAAATTTACCCAAGCTTCATCACCCTTTGGGAGAAATTTGAAGAATCCGTCTTCCATCATCATCCTAATTAAGTTTCTATGTCCTCTTCCGTCTGGATCCAACGACTCGGAGTAATATAACCTAACTAGTTCTTTTCCTTCATCTGAAATTAATGGGGTTGCAAGATCCACTAATTTTTCGTTGATTGTGAAAAACTCTTCTCCAAATATCCCTTCTTTGGTTTTCCCGCTTAGGAGATTTTGTAAAGCGACATTTCCTTTTTGTTCCACTAATAAATGTTCAGCCTTTGTTAAAATATCGGTATATTTTAATTCGGTATCAAGTATTTCAGGAAACATTTTAAGAAATGTTTTTTCACCCAGATAAAAAATTCCATCAATATTATCCGAACTATCACCGGTTAATATTTTATAGGTTTTAACATTATAATGAGGAATTTCATTGCTATCCATTTTAATTGAATCTCCGTTTTTATAATACTTTTTTTGTTGGGGTGAATAGATTGTTACCTTTTCAGAAATAAGTTGTGTAAGGTCTCTATCTGATGAAAATACGATCTTTTCTTCATCTTCAGATATTTGACAATAATAAGCTATTAAATCATCAGCTTCTGATTGTTCAACCTCTAATTGTCTAACAAACATTTCTTCAAGGTATTGTTTTACCCTATTCTTTTGGGTTGTAAAAGATTGTTCTCTAAAATCTTCTTCATTTTTTTGTTTACGATTAAGTTTGTATTTGGGATAGATTAATCTTCTTTGAGAAGACCCAGTTTCACTATCCCAAAACACAACAACTTTATTATAATTAGTTTCCTCTAAGAATCTCCTTAAAGTATTTAAAAAATGCCAAGTACCACCAACGTGTTCAGTACCGTTAAAGTAATCTTTAACTCCGTGAAATCCAATTTTTAATAAATTATTCCCGTCTACTAATAGGGTTTTTGTCATTTCCGTAAAATTACAGGGTTCTTACTCAACTTCTTCTTTTTCTGCTTTCAAATCAAAATCACCATCAACCCCAATAATTTCTTTCCAATAATCGGCATGATCTTTCTTATATTGTTCAATGGATGCTTTTTCTTCGGATGCTTCCTTACCAGGTAAAAACCCATGTGGTGTTACGATAATCTTACCGTCTTCAAAACCAAGCCCATTAATGTGATTTTTCATTACAGATACTTTAGTTCTTGACGCAAACTTAACAGTTCTTTTGTCTTTTGTTGCGGTAATTTTTGTTGTTCCAGCTCCTTTCTGATTTCCAAATAAGAACACCAAAGAAGAGTTCAACCAAATTGCTTCACCACCTTTTGCCTTAATTTTAGGTTGTCCAAATGGATTGTCAGGTAATTCCACCCAAGGCTGATTTACGATGATTAACGTGTTTTCAAATTTAGAATCTGATTTACGTGACCCTGAAATTCTCTGATTAATACCCATTCCAATCTTATCCGCCAAAACACTTGCGTTGTGTTGTTTACCCCCTTTACCTTCATAAGTCATCTTACAAGGAACAGAACCAACAGAATCCCACATAATACAAAGTGAATAATCTAATTCTCCCTTTTCCTGCGCATCTAATAAGTCATTAATATAATCTGTAATTTGTTCAATATAATCAAAGTTGTTATTGAAAATATAAAACCCATCCCATTCTAATTCTCCGGTTTCAGTATCAACTATTTCATCACATTCAAACCCCATTAATTTGGCGTGTTCAAATGACCACTTTTGTTCTGTAATGATAAACACAGGAAGTATTCCTTTCTTTTGAGCGTCTACCGCAGTTTTAACTAATGCGGTTGTTTTACCCGTATCACTATGACCTAAGAACATATTTATATGACCCATTGCCGGGCCTGGTAATCCAACGGCATCTAAAAATGGTTGACCTAAATCAAAAAATCTTTGTGGTTTATATTTTGCTGATGTGGAAAATTTCTTTTTAACCGAACTAAAGTCGTTTTTCTTAATTGCCATAATATTCTATTTTATTAAAAGATAAAAAAAAACACCGACATTGTAAATCGGTGTTTAAATAATAGTTAGGTTTTTTTAGAACGGTAATTCTTCGTCTATTTCATCATTTGCCTGTGGATCCTCAACCTTAGTTTCAGTTTTAGGTTTTCCACCACCAATCACGATTTCACCTTCAGATGAGTCTCCGTAGTTATATTTACCAGCGTCTGAATCCCATTTAGGTGTTTCTCCTCTTGCAACACACTCCAAATACTCTACTGGTTTTTTGGAATACACGTCTTCCCAAGTAAGTTTGTCTCCAACCCATTCTGACATAATTTCCGCATCTTCGTGAACGGGAGCCGGGTCATCATACATAACTGTTTGGATTACAGTATAAAACGCTCCTTTTGGAGTTTTTGCTTTTGTCAATTCAAGAATAAGATCTCTACCATTATCTTGGTCTGTAACATCTCCCTTTGCCTTATAGATTGGAATAATCTTATCAAAGATACCTTCTTGTTTGTAATTGTGCTTAAATCTCCAGAATTTAGGTCCGTCTTTTTCGTTGTCACGATCAATAACCTTAACAATATAAAACTTACGAGGTTTGTATTGTTTTGCTAATTCTCTGTCTGAATCTTTTCCGGTTGACATTAATTCTTCATAAACCTCACTTATTGGAGATCTTTCATTGTCATTTTTTGCAGGGTCGTAAAACTTCTGCCATTTACCATCAATAAAAATTTCGTGGAACCATACTTCTTTAAATGGTGAAGATCCATCTGGTGTAGGTAAGATACGGACTCTTTTTTGCCCTTGTTTTTCGTTGTCCTTAAGGATTGCCGCGAAATACCTTTTTAATCTGTCTTCTTGAGACATTTTTGTTCCTGAAGAATAGTCTCCAGATTTTGAGTTCTCGTACTGTGAGAGAACCGCGTCTAAAACGTTTTTTGTCGCCATATATATATTTGTTTAAAAGTTTACAATAGAAAGTATAATTAAAATTTGTGTCGCAGTCAATAAGTAGTTAAAAATTTTGAGAGGGACACGAATGTCCCTTTCAAATTACATCATATCGGTATCTTCTTCGTTGTCTTCATAATCAGTAAACGAATCTTCTATCTGTCCTTTGGAGAATTGCTCTACATCGTCTGATGTTAGAACGTATTCATTTTTACCAGAATTTTCCATATCTTTCTCTTTATCCGTGAAAAAATCTGAAAGTTTCTGAGTAAAAGGTCCGGAATCTAAAGTTCTTAATTCAAGTCTTTCTTTTGGAGTTTTTGGTCTCATTTTTTCAATTTTTGATTCTAAACCATCAATTTTAGAAACCAACTGATCCATATCTACTAATTTATCCTCTAAAGTTTTTAATTGGGTAAATAAATTATTAAAATACTCTTCTTGTTTTTGTTCTATATTTTTTTGAGAATTAACAAGATCGGTAATTTCAAGTTTTTCTTCATCTCCCTTTTCTTCGTCACCAATTTCCTCCACGTCTTTATCCGTAGCAACATCAACTGGTGCCGGTGGTGCTGGTGGTGCTCCAGGTGCTGGTGGTGCTCCAGGTGCTGGTGGCGCTCCAGGTGATGGTGGTGCTCCAGGATCTGCAGGGGGAGCTCCAAGATCAGCGGCAGGGGGAGCTCCAAGATCTGGTGGCGGTGCTCCCGCTCCTAAATCTTCAGGTATCGGAGGAACATCTTGTTCCATAATATAACTATTTATATTTTTAAATCTTGTAATTTCTTCTAAAATTTTCTTATCTATTGCCATTGTTATCCGTTTAATAATTGTTTTATTCCACTTTTTGTTTCAACCTGGATTTTTTTATTAGTCTTCATAGTGTTATCCACTCTTTCAATAAGACCATCTTTTTCTCTTACTGTGAAACAATCTCCAGTATCCAAATCGCAAACTTCTTTAAATCCGTTTCCGGCATCTTTCTCTGACATTCTTGTATTTTTACCAAGATAATTGTCTAAAATTAGTTTAGTTCTACTCATATTCTTTTCTATATAAATATATTGATGTTTATTAAAGTTGTGGGTTTACCGAATCAAAAACTTGTAACCCCTCTGTTGATTTATTCTGGAGAGATGATTTATCTTGTTCAGTCATTTTAACCCAAACATTTGAATTCCTGACCGAAGCCCAAAGATCAACAAATATTCTTGCGATATTTTGTGAGGTTCTGTCTGATGTATATGTTCCAATACTTGGATACATTTTTGATATCGCAAAGTCAATAAAACTTTCAACACTTGGGAACGAAACAATAGGTATATTTTGGTTAGTTCCTTTTGAGATACAAAAATATTTTTTATTAACATAGTTTATAAAAGTTGGTCCGTATGTTTCTGTTAGGTTTAAAGTACCAAAGTTGTTTTCATAAGCACTAAACCCTGTTGTATTTCCTGTGTCCATATAGAATAAGATAAATAATAATGTTCTCATATCTATTTCTTTTTGAGTATTTGCTTCTAAACCAAAATTAAGTAATCTTGATTTTATTAAATCATTCATTTCTTTTGTTGATTTAGAATTCACCGATGGAGCGTCAACTCCGGTATATCCAACATAACTAGCACTTAATTTATCTGAACAATTTTGATTTGAAGTAAGAACGTCTTTACCCGTAACATTTGAAACGACATTATTTATTTCCGTAATAACATTTCCGCTAAAGTTTTTCTTTTCAGTTTCTTGTTTTTGTATTTCTTCTTTTATTCTACTAATTAAATTTACACTTAAGGATTGTATAAAGTTATCAATTTTAGGTAAACTATAGAACGGTTGTCTTGTTCCTGTAAATGACGTTTTAAATTCTCCCTCCCCAATGGAATGTGAAACTTTAGTAATCATATATGGACCACTAAACATAGGTACATTCCTTAAATTAAAATACATCATAGGTTGTATTAGGGCATTTCCCATCATATCAACAGAACAAGTATAACTTCTATTTTTATAAAGATTATATAAGGAAACACTTTGAGTTGCGGTTCCTCTATTTTTACTTTGGTTTGCCATTTGGGTAATCATTTGTAATGATTCTGCGGTTGGTTGTCCAGCGTCTTGAGTCATACTAAAACTCTCAAATATTTGTTGATTTTGTTGACTAACATCAACATTAAAACCAACTACTTTGTTAGATTTATCCCAATTTGTTTTTCCTAATTGACTTTCCAATAAAGGATTATCACTTGCTCTTCTCAAATCAAAAGCATCATCCCTATATCTGTAATCGGCATTATCATTCATTGCCAAGTGATTACTTGGTTTACTATTGTAATAACATAATATTTTAGGTGATGAGTTTCTATAATCCACATTTAAGAAAGTTCCCCATAATGAATTAGCAAACTCAAGAGTTCCTTCTGGTTTTGGTACCGGATTTTTTACGGCGTCTTGTACGTTATAAAAATTAGTAAATGCCGGAAGTGGCATAACAGTAAAGTTATTTTCTTGTAGTATTGTTGATATAATATTATACATTTTACTCCCAACATTTCCGTTCTCAATCCCATCTTTCACTTTGAAAATATCAACCAATACTTTTTGACCTATGTCTCTACTTGCTCTATCATATAATAGAACGTCCTCAAATAGGGTTTTTGATTTTATGTCAGATCCCGCGATCCAAGTATCATTCAAAGACTTAAATAAGTCCCATAATTCATCTCTTGATTGATCTCCTTGTAATGGAGCTTTATTATCTTGACCTTCATTATTTACAACTATTTCCGGCAAATCATTTCTTATTCCTGTCATTAAATCATTAATAACGTTATTTTGATATAATTCGGTTGTATCCAAATAAGTGTTCATTAAAGCATAAAAATCAGATATTGTTATATTTTTGTTTTTTAGTTTCTGGGTTGCATATACTTTTATGATAGGAGCAAACTCTTTTACATTTTTTTGATTAAACTGAACATTAATATCCACAAAAAAATCTGTTATATAGGATCCGTTATCTGAATATACCAGTTCAGGTATTTCAGAAAATCCGACATAATATTCAAGATCTTTCCACGTATCCGGATATGCAATTTTTGATTGTGCTAATGTAATTCCACCACCTTGTGTTGGTAATGCCCCTGCCGCCCCTTGATTATATCCTTGATATGATATTGGGTCTTCAATGAATTTAGTTGAGAAAGTATAAAACAATCTTCTATCAAACATAGTTGGGTTACCCATCTTAAAGGCAACATCATATTCCATAAATTTACTCAATAACTTTTGAAGGTTTTCGTTTTGTTTTTGGATTACCTCCGCAACTAATCCTTCAGATTCCAAATTACTAGGTTTTGTTATAACCATTAATTGTCTCATTAAGTATTGGAAATTTTTAAATGCAATTTCTGTTTCAGTCTCCTCACCTGGATTACCCGGTATCAATGTTTTATAATCGTAAATTGATCTACTAAAATTTAAAAACTCATCTTCAAAATAATCTAAAAGATTTGTTTCAAATGTTGTAAATATTTCGGAAATTTTTGTGTATTTCGTTTTATCCCCATTTAATGAGAAGTTCTGCTGGATTGACTTGTCCGGAAAAATTTCTTTCATATAAGAATCCGGATCTGCTTTGGTAATTTTAGTGGTATCAAAATAACCATAATTGGGAGCCCCCCAGAAAAATCTTACAGATCCATTATAAACGGATGGGTTAGATGCAACTTCAATTTTTAAATTATTATTTTTAAAACACTCATTATTAACTTGATTTAATGTACTTCCAAACGAAGGTAAGATATAATAAGAATCGGTATTCTCTGACTTTGATAAAACAGACCAAGTGGAAAGAGCTAATGTTCTTCCGGGATCATTACTATCAAATCCTGGTGTTTTTATTATTTTACTTCCCAAATTTGATGACAATACAAGTTTTTTATCATCTATTAGTGTTTGTACTTCAGATTGGGAATATCCTCCAGTGGTTGCATTTGTTACATAAAATATTTCTGGGGTTGGTAAAAAGAATGTTGATGGACTCACATTTTGATTGATGTCTATGGTATATCTTCCAACTCCACCAGTTGTTCCACTTACTTGTGAAAGTATTTT